AGCGCGTTCACGTAGTTCGTGATGCTGTGTGCCGCGAATCGATCCAGCTTCTTTGGGTCGTCTAACTCGATCAGCGGAACCTGTATGTAAGGAAAAGCCTTCAGTGTAAAAGGGACCTCTGGCACGACGTCGTTGCCATACCGCGGGAAGATTCCGGGCACCGATTTGACCACATTGGCGAATTGTTCCCCGCCTACGCGCGGCGGTGCGAAACCGGCGATCACCGCCGGCGGCGTTGCCTCGATTGTTAGCAGCGCGCCCAGCAGTACCGCCAACGCTGCCCCTAAGGAGTGCCCACAGATCGCGTAGGGACCCTCCTGCGCGATCGCGCGTACCGCCGGCAGCACCAATGCGGCGTCCAGCATGAAGCCCGCATGCACCCAGCCCAGCCCTGGGTGGTTGGTCCCAGGATGGCCGGCATCCTTTAGCTCGACCGCCAGGAAGTCCTCGAGCCACCCGGCGACGTCGTGGGTCCCTTCGATTGCGATGATCGTTCCGCCTGGCGCCGCGGTCTTGAAAACGCGGACACTGGAACCGAGCACTTGAATCGCTGGCGTGCCCTTCGGATCGTAGGTGGCGGCCGCAGCCCTGACGAGGTCGGCGGTGGTCGGAGGCCAGATCATGCGAACACCTTGGTGATGACTTCCAGAGCCTTTTCCCGGGCCTCGCGCAGGTCACGCAGCCCCTTCGCGAAGGCGCCCAGCGTCGCGTCGAGGCCCGCGCCATACTCGTTCATGACCAACGCGCCGAAGCGCACCTTCACACCGTCGATGAAGGCGTCGTCGATCGCGTCCAGTGCACGGTTGCGCAATGTCTTGGGGAGATCGTCGCGTGGCGCGTCTTCGCCGTGCTCGTCGGCCATCTCACGCCCGCTTTAAGGATTGGACTTCCTGAGGCAGAATCTCGCGCGGGACGGTCAAGTCGTAGATGTCGTCGTCAACGCGCACGATGGGGACCTGGACGCCGTCCCATATTTCGTCGCCGAAGCAGGGCACGTGACCAAACCGCAGCATGATGTGAGCCTTAAAATCGGTGGGCGATACGCCCTTGCCGGGCACACCTTTCTGGAGGCCGACAATCCGTAGCTTGCCGAAGTCCTGACCGGTACCGATCTGGATCACGAACTTCTCGCACTTGGAAATAACGATGGAGGTCGGAAGCGAGACGATCAACTTGGGCTTCATGATGCCCTTGTTCTTGCTGTCCTTCCGTTTTCCGGTGAGGTATGACAGAGACGCCATGGGCGGCATGTTCGCCTTCGTCTCTGTCTCAAGTTCTTCGAACGGCATCGCCCCCTCGTTCAGTTAACCCGTTTGTCCAGATCCCGTCTGTGGCGCCGCGTGCGCGCTCGCCACCATAGTGGCTCCCGCCGGCGTCTGCGGGATGGTGTCCACAATCCGCTTTGCCAAATACTCCGGCGTGATGCCGAAGCGCTTCACCGCGTCCGGCACGACCTTCATGATCTCGGTGGTGGCATCGAGCAGCGGTCCGTCGTGGACGGTGACGGTCTTGCCTTTGAGTTCGACGGCGCCGTCCGCGATCAGACTGTTCGCCTGGTTCTGCAGCGCGCGCGTCAGCGAGTCCCTGTGGCCCTGGTCGATCGTGATATTGAATCGCTTCTGCAGCATGTAGCCGAACCATGCCACCGCCAGCGCGATCAGGCTGTTCACGCCCTCGTCGATGTAGGGCGCTGCCACGCCGAAGACCTGGCCGAGATCGATAACCGCATTCGGCTGGTGAGGAGCGCCGAGTGGCCCATCCGGAATGGCCTGGTTGAACTGGGCGAAGGCTGGCACGACCAGACAGGAGCACGCCAGCGTGTAGACGAGGATCAGGCAGGCGGTGCAGACGATGACCTTTTTCATGGTACCCTCGTAAATTGGGCCGCCCACCGATGCGAGGTGAGCGGCCCGAGGTTCGCTCAGAAGCCATCCCTGGAGGAACGTGGAACGGCCCATCGGAACTTTTATCCGGCTGGTTACCGGCCCGCAACACCGAAGTCGTAGTGGATGCCGGCGAGATAGAGAGTTTCCATCGAGGCCGTGCCGGTGACCTGGAGCGGGGCGCCGCCCGGCTGCGCAAGCACTCCAGAGAGACCCACGCCGCGCGTGGGCCACTCGATCTTCGCAAAGACCTTGAGCGAAGCGTCCTTCGAACTGCCGTCTGGATTGAGCACCTGCCAACGCCAGCCGGAGGTCACGCCGGGCGCGATCGCCCAGCTCTCTCCTGAGACCGAGCCGATATTTCCGCCCATCTGGATCTCGTCGAGAACGAAGCCGAAGTATTGCCGCGGGGTCGCCGCCAGCGATACGGCCTTCGAGGAGGGCAGCAGGCCCGTGGGATCAAAAGCCGGGAAGTTGACGCCGAGATTCCCGACCGCGGCGAACAGGGTGTTGAAGACCTCCGCGCCGACGTCCCACTCCTCGCTGATGCTCCACCGCGAGTCGACTGAGCCGATGCCGTTGGCGCCGGAAATGTTCTGATATTTGACGTCAAGTTCGAGTTGGCACCAGGTGCTCAAGAGGCAGTTGGTCCAGATGTAGCCGACGTCGACGCCGACGGCCGCGCCATCCGCAGCAAGTCCGCCGCTGGTCAAGCTCGGGAACGTGGATCCGTTCACGCTCGAGGACGCGACGCCGCCCTCGGTGCCGGCGCCAATGTACCAGCCGTAGCCGGCGGCGCTGAACGGCATAATCGGCGGCGCCTTGAGCGGCATGTCCGCTGCCAATGCGGCGGCCCACGGCACGCAGGCGGCAACGGCAATGGCAATCGCTTTTAGAGCTCGCATGGTAACCCCCGTGTTGTCCCTTGAGTCGGCGGCAGGATACGCCGCCTGGACACCTCGGGGTGTGACCTTTCGATCACACTGAGAAACTAATTTGGATGGGCGTCCTTATGGTCGGTCAGCGCCTTGGTGATCGCCGTCCAGGTCGCCGTTCCCGCAATCCCGTCGACCGGAAGGCTAGACCGCTGCTGGAAGGCGCGCACGGCCGCGGCGGTCTGGCGCCCGTAGCTGCCATCGGTTACGAGCGCAGGATTGGTGCCCAAGGCATTGAGCGCCTCCTGGAGCGTCTCCGCGTCGTGGACACCGGTAGGCGGTGGTTGCGGCGCCGGGACGGCCAGGGCCGCGCGCACGGGCGAGGTGGCATCGAACGCGAATGAGGGTGCAATGTGCGCCATCCGCCACATCACCGGGATGATGCCGAGCTGCTCGTCCTGGGCGTTGGGATCCCAGACATTGTCGCGGACATATTTGCCGCCCGTGTAGATGTTGGTCCCGGCCCATAAATATCCTGTGTGCTTGCCGTGCGCACGCGGACCGAATCCGTTCCAGGCCTCGCCCTTGTAGCAGGCGCCGGCCCACGACCAGGGCGGAGGCGTCGCCGCAATGTGGTCGTAGGTTATGGCGTCGCGCAGCCCATCCTGAAATGCGTTTGGTCCTGTGAACGGTCCGCGGTCGCGGGGCACGTCCACGGTCTTGCGAGCCAGAGGGTCGCCGTTGCCGAAGTAGCGGTCAAAGTGATCGCCGAACTCGCGCTCGCCGACTGCCGCCAACCACAAGGCCGGCACCTGTTCTTCGCGGGCTGCCTGTGCGTAAAAGACAGGAATGCGCTGCAGCAGCCGCGCGGCTGTTTGATCGACCTCTTGCGCCCTGGTGATGACCATGGCCCCGAGCAGTTGCGAGTACTCGGGCTCGAGCGCAGAGAATGGGTGACTGCTCATTTGGGTTTGTCCTGTTGCGCATCCAGCTGTTTCTTGAGGTCGTCGCGCTCCTTTTTGAGTGCATCGCGTTCCTCGCGCGTCGCCTGGAGCTCGGCGTTGCAATAGTTCGCACCATGGAGAATCTGCGAGGCCTGCAGCTCTGTCAGCTGCAACTGGGCTTTGCAGTAACGCGAATCATCCGTTTGAGCGCTCGCTACCTCGGCGATGAGCAAGAGCGGGAGCACGGCGATCATTCGCATTTGACGGGAGCCTTTTAGTTGTTGAAGTGGGCCACAATCGTGATGTGCCCGGCCGCAGATGCGCCGCCAGCTTCGCCGCTTGTGCCCGCGGCCACTCCGGTCTGCCCGGCGCCGATTGCGTAGGTGTAGGATGCCGCGAGGCTCGTCAAGATAAAGTGGCATGTAGCGCCTCCTCCCCCACCGCCGCCGGCGCCGCCTGCCGTCCCTACGGTCTGGCCGCCGCCCCCGCCGCCACTCCCCGAGTTCGTTTGAGCGGCGCCGCCCACGGCGGTGTTCCAGCCACCCTTGCCGGCGCCAGCCAAGGTCGAGGATCCGCCGATGCCGCCCACGGCGCTGATGGCAGTCGTAGAAACGCCGCCTGCGGTCCCGTTGCCCCCAGCGACTGCGAATCCGCACGTTCCGGATCCGGCAACCGTGCCGCCGGCGCCGCCCGTGTTTGATGCACCGCCCTGGCCGCTCGATCCACCACCGGCCGAATAGACCGGCGTCGTGCACGCGGCTCCGGTCGTGTTCCAGCAGGTGGCGCCCCCTGCGGTGCCGGCCGCGATGTTGTTGCCGCCGCCGCCAGGCCCTCCAGCGCCCACCAGGGTGCCCTCGAGCCAGACGGCGCCCGAAGGGACCGTGTAGGTGCCGTTATTCGCTGCGCTGCCGCCGTTGTTGCACGTGGTGGCAGCCGTTGCGATGATGTCGCAAACCTGTGGCGCGTTGGTATTTTGGTTCTGTAGCGCGACATTGCCAAGCGTGCCGGCGCTATTGATGAGCGCGAAGCCGCTGCTGCCTGTCACCGGCGTCGATCCCACCACCAGTGCAAACGACGGACATGCGTATGTGATCAGCTGGTTGCTGCCGTTGAGCGCGAGAGCGCTCGCGCACGTGGACCCAGCAAGCCCGCTAAAGGTTACATTGGGCGAATTGAAAATCCAGGATCCGGATATCGTCTTGTTGCCGGAAATCGTTTGGTTGCCGGTCAGCGTATCGATGTTCAGGTAGGAGACCCCGGAATCGATCACGAGGTTTCCGCTGTTCGATGCCAGGATATCGTTCGTTCCGAATCCGCTTGTCTGGGTCGTGCCGGCCACGATCGTGGTCGCAAAGGTGCCTCCGCACGGCGACCCGGAATCGATCGTGTTGCCGTTGGCGTCGAACTTCGCGCAATTGTTTACTGCTGGGCTGCCAGTCGAAAGTTGGATTTTTGTGCCGTTGCCCTGGACCGCGGCCGCGCCGCCGAGGCTTACCACCTGCGAGCCGAAGGTGATGGTGTTGCCGCCGGAGAGAATGTCGGCCTTGCCCTGAAAGCAGGCCTGCCATTGTGCGGCCGTCAGGATTGCTCCGGGCGCAATGTATGGACACCCGGATTGCGCCCGCGCGCTGTTCGGAATCAGCACACAGGCCGCCAGCACCAGTAAAGCAAGAAGCCTCCGCATCGGGGTCCCCTCAGTATTTGATCATCTTAAACTGGAATCGGGATGGCTGCACGACAGCAAACGATGTCGGCGTGAGCGAGCCGACGGCCACGCCCGTGAAGGCTGCGTTAGCGAAGTTGATCGTGTAGGTCGTGTTGCCGTAGGAGTTGGCGCCCGCGTTCCAGCCGACAAAACCGCTGCCATTGAAGTCTTCCACAACGATCGACTGTGTGCCGCTGATCGTGCCCGCCGGGGTGAACTGCGGCAGTTGGTTGGTGGACGAGAGAGCCTGGCTTTGATTACCGCAAGCACCTCCGAGCGTCGTGTTGTTCCCGCATGTCGACATACGGCCAGCGTTGCCATTGGCGCCCTGGTTATCGAGAGCCACGCCGGCGGTTCCGCGCATGTCGGGAACGCCAAAGCTCCCGGCCGAGCAGCTGCCGTAGGTCGTACCCACCACCGAGAACAAGTCCGGGAAGCTGGCCTGTGTGTAGCAGGTTCCGTCCTCAACCAAATATCCAGCCGGCAATTGCGCAAGCACGCCCCAGAAGTCGATCTCCTGCCCAATCATTGCCTGTTGGCACGACTGGCATTGCCACTCGGTGCCGTCGAAAACGAGCGTGATGAACTGATTGACCACCACCTCGCCGCCGACCGTGAGTGACGCGCCGACCTGCGACCGGCGAAACACATTGATGAGCCCGGTCGCATTGCAGTTCACGCGCAACGGTCCGGTGTTGGTGAAGCCGGCGCGGAACATGCATTGCGCGCCCGCCACCGGCAGGCCCGAGAGCGTGGTGAACGGTGCCGTGCTCACGGTCTGCGAGTTGGCTGATCCGGTCGACGTGCCCGTGGTCCCGGTGGTCGCGCACATCGATAGCCAGTTGGCGCCGCCCGCGTCGGGGTTAGTGGTGTTGCTCTCGATCTGTGAGATCCAGAAGCACCCGGGCGTGGACGCATTCGAGAGGACCGTCCACTTTGGATATCCGCCGATCTGACCGGAGAAGGCACCATCATAGAATACGGGCGTGCCCATCCCGTTCCAGCGGCTCCATTGCGAGAGCTGCTTAAAGATGCCGTTGAAGTCCTGGCCTAATGGAGGACAACCGCCGTTGCCGGCTGGTGTGAAGGACAACGGCGGAAATCCATCGGTGAGCGACGCGGCGCAATTCTGAATGCCAATCTGGGACGGCTGCGGAATCGCGCGGATGTAGGCGCCGCCGGCGGAGTTGCCCCAGGGGATATTGAACTTCGGCGGAATGTTGCCGGAGTTCTCTGCGTGGCCGATCGCGGCCAAGCCGAACAGAAATCCGAGAGCTGCCACCAGCCGCTTCATCATCATGGCACCTGTATGTTTGCTGAGACGCCCACCGTCGTCGGTCCGACCGCCTGCACGATCGCTATCTGGACTTCGGTAAGCGGGAACGTGAAGACGAAGGTCTGCGTCATGTTCAGGTTGTCGCGGACATAGCAATCTCCGCGACCCGGAAACAGGGCGAGCAGGATGGCGTTGACGGCTGGGATCGACCCGTCGCAGATGTTCGATGCTGCCTTTGCCAGGATCAACAACCGGAAGCTCGGATCGTCGAGCACGATGTTGTTGGTGATCCCGCCGGCGCCGCTATAAAATATTCCTTGGCCGAATCCTGTCCAACTGTCCGCTTCTTGGAAGCCGAAGAATGTTCCCGGACTGATGCCGAGCGTTCGCGAAACGCCGACGATGCGCCCCCAGATATCAAGGCCCACGCCTTGAGCGGTGTCCACGTTCCAGATGAAGTCGTAGAAATTGTCGAAGTTCTCCGTCATGTCCATTGCGTCGGCATAGGACGTGAGGATCGATGTCAGCCGCGTACTGTTCGCGTATTGGGCAATGATTGTGTCGAAGACGTCGAACGCCGAGATCGTCCCGATCGGCGACACGCCAATCGTGAACGCATCGATGGCGCCAGAGCTCGGGCCGCCCGAGCGCGGAAATGGAGGGCCGCTCACTACGTGACTCCGACGACAATGTTTGCAGCAGAAAGCTGCGGCTCCTGATCGGCTTGAACTGTGACAAAGGATTGGTTTGCGGACGCGAGCGTGATCTGCTCGGCCGAGATGGTCTGTGGCTGGTTCACCGTGTAGACACCAGGGCCACCGAGCGTGCCGCTGACGAAGCCGGTGATCTGTGTGCCCACCAGGATTACGCCCGAGGCGTCGCTCAACGTCTGCCCGACAGAAATCGTACCGGAGATTACATCGGTGACGGTGAAATTGTTGCCGCCGATCGAGCCGGAGACAACAGCGCCAGGAGAATTTGCCGACCCGATTCCGATCGAGGCCACCTGGGCCCATGAGCCAAGCGCATTGATCGCCTGGATGTAGGTGTTGGCGTAGACGGTATTGGCAATGCGCGCGCGCAAGCCTGGGATCACCTGCGGATTGCTGGTGATGATGCCTTGGGCCACGGCATTGATCAGCGCCTGCTGCACGAGCTGATTGGCGTTGGCCGGGACGTTCAGGCTGAAGACCAGCACCACGTTAAAGAGCAGCTGAAGAGGTTTCGCGATCGTAAAGCTCACATCGTAGGACGGTGGCTGATTATAGAGCGGGTTCGGATCGGTCACGATCTCGGTCGTGGTACCGGTGTAGCTGCAGCCGGCGCCCTTCTTGCTCCAGATGGCAAAGGCGATATCGGCGGGTGCGCCGCCGGCCGCGCACACGTAGATCGAGTTCGGAGCGATCTCGACTCCGGAAATCGTGACGCTGCCGTTCGACGAGTTGTCGTAGGCGTAGTAGTCGGTCACGCCGGCGACCTTGGCGACGGCCCCCAGGATTGATCCCGCGGCACCGAAGCTATTGCCGGCGACGCTGTCCTGGCGCCGAAGTTCGAAGGCCTGCCGGCTCTCTGTGTTTTGGCCTTGCACGCCCGAGGCCACAGCCACCGAGTCCCAGCCAGAGACCGACTGGTAAATCGAGACCGCGTCCGAAGCTGGGACCGCCACCGGTCCGGGTGCCGTGCAGGCAAAGCCCATCGTGACGCTGCCGTTGGCGGCGATCGTTCCGCTGCCTTGGGCTGCGTAGAGGTTTTGCGCCTGGTCCGTGATCAGTGAGCCGATCGGGATCACGGCGCTCGGCAGTCCGAAGCAGATGATTTGGAGGACCGTCGGTTCGGCGGGGTTTCGCTCGAGAAAATAAATCCGACCGAGTCCATCCTGCATGCGGCCGCTGGCGTAGGCCGGATCCACTTGCTGCGTGTAATACTGAAACAGCGCGTAGACGTTCGAAATGGTCGCGGCTTCGCTTGACGCGATCTGGCCCTGCGGCGTGTTGAGGTTGAAGTTCAGCGGCTGAACGAAGGCGGCCGATATGTCGGCCTGGACGCCGGCGAGCACGGCCGGTCCGCTCGGGATGGTGAAGCCGGTGTTGGACCAAGTGATATTTGGAACGTTTGTACCTACAGACACAATGTCACCGCCCGTTCCAAAGCTATGCGCAATTGACGCTCAGATGCCGCAATGCTCCTTCGGAGCTTAACTTCTGGCCGCGCATTTGTTGCAGCACGTCTTGCCTTGTCCTCTGGGTCAGCCAAGGCAAGTCTCATCCCGATGCTTTTGCGAGCCTTAGTCTCAGGTCGATTCTGCGCGACCAACTGGGCGATACGCTGTCGCTCACGCATTTCGGGATTGCCTTGAATAATGAGCTGTCGCGCGCTGTTCTGCGCTCTGATCTCTGGTCTATTTTGCACCTCCTTATTGATGCGTTTCATTTTTTCCCTGAATTCAGGTTGCGCCCACTGCGCACGCCGAATAGCAGAACGCTCCCTCGCAAATTCTGGGTCAATCCAAATGGAGGATCCATAGAATCGCCGCATGTTGAACATGCGACGAACGCCATACTTCTCGACGAATACATCAAACCATCGTCGTTCCACGTCGGCCAGATCGCGCAGTTCGCATTTTTCCAGAACTGAGAAAGAAAAAGCGCTTTCGCCATATTTCAACCACGCAGCTTGAAGCGCCGGATTTTTGTGCTTGCCAGCACGCAACTTCGTTAGGTGGGAGCTTTTGCGTCGCCAAAAAGTGACTGCCTGACCAATATAGAACTTTGATTGGCACCCTCTGCCGCGCTTTATTGTGATCAGATAAATGGATCCGACCATCATCATGCCCCCTGCGGATCAATGGTGGCAAAGTTGGCGACCTCGGTCTGGCCGGTGCTCGCGCTCGTGACCTGCACCTGGCCGGCCACCAGCCGGTTCATGAAGGAGCTAAAATAGACCACGGCCGACTGGACGTCGGGCACTGTCAAGGCCGCGTCCACCAGCTGCTGGCGCAAGAGCGACAGGCTCGGCTTCTTGCCGAAGACCTGTGTGAGCCATGGCACGCCGATCGTCGTGTCGAAGTAGACCTCGCCGAGGTAGGTCTCGATCGCCGAGGCGGCATCCTGCGCGAGCGAATAGGGCTCGGAGGCGACGGCGATGTTGCCGTTGACATCGAGCACGAGGTCCCAGGTCGCGGGGTCCAGAAGCAGAGTGGCGGCCATTTCGCGTCACGTCCCTGGCGTCGGCGGTGACGGACTCCCCGTATTGGCGGTGGGGTGCTCGTGAGACTGAAGTCCGACCTGGTCGCCGCCGCCGGCGCCCGCAGTCACTCCGCCGCTTGCTGATAGCGCGGCGCCTCCCACAAGATGAAGGCTGCTCTCGACGGTGATGGTGCCGCCTGATCCGCCTTCGCCGGTCATCACCCCCGTGAGCCCCATATCGCCTTCGACCTCGAGGTTACCCTGGATTGTGACGTTGCCGATCAGCGTGAATCCGCTCGATCCGCTTTCGAGGACGTTGCCGTTGGTGTCGGTGAAATTAAACCCGGTGGCGGTGGTCGCCAGCGTGTTCCCCTTCCCGTCGACCAGTTTGAATGTGCCATCGGGGTTAAGCCACAGATACTGCGTCGGCGCAGCATTGAGGCAGCCGCCCATGTAGACGCCGTCAGCGAGGTCGTACTGGCGCCGTGAGCCTGGATTGTAGGGCCCGGCGACGCTGCCGGCGTTGCGCACCACATTCGATCCGTCGCGATCGCCGCAGACCACGTAGCCGACGTCTCCGACCGCGGGCTGTGCGACGATTCCCCATTTTCCGAACTGAGGGGCCCAATAGGGGAGGCCCGAGACTTTGCCGTGCGGTGTGGCGTATCCACTGCCGTCGATCTGAGAAACCAGCGGCTGGACGTCGACCGTGCCCGTCGCTGGCGGCGAGCCTTGGCCAGGATACACGGCGACGACCTTCACCAGCTTCATCGTGTTGAGCCGGGAGACGATCTGTCGGCAGATAAAGGCGACCGTGGTGGTCTCGTTGCTGATGTCGCCTGGCTGCATCTGGCCATAGCCGGCGTCACTCATGCGCGAGCTCCGTCATGATGGCTGGACCGGTGCAGGCTGCGAAATTCCCAGCGGCCAGCATTGCGCTGTCGCCTCCCATTTGCCGTCCGGTACCAGTGATTCCAGAAAAAGAGCGAGATTGTAGATGACGACAATCTTGTTATTCGCCTGCGGGATTTCGCTCTGCAATTGGATCTGGCCGCCGAGGGCCACCCGCGGATTGAAGACCATTTTTACGACGATGTAATTGTTCTGGGCAAATGACGGATAGCCGATCATTCCCGATGTTGGCCCCACGACTGGGATAGATGCGCCCGTTGACAGGCCGGAGCCTCCGGCCAGCGTCGTTCGCGAACCGCCAATGGGCCAGATGGCAAGCACTGGCGTAGCCGCATTCGGGCCGGTGACGATCTGCGCATTGATGTGGGCGTCGCGCCCCATCTTCTCCATCTGCTGCTGCAGTGTGCCCGGGTAGTAGGAGGCTGGCAGCGTGATGTTGATTCCGTTGTTCTCAAAGCCAACGCCCATTTGCTTAGCGATTCCTGACATGGCCGTGGCCACGTCCACGGATCCAGGAAAGCTGAGCGCTTTCGCCGGCGCCACGGGCGATGCGTTCCCGGAGCAAACGAGGCGAAGGGGCACGTCCGGTGCCTGGTTGTAATCGGGGAGCGCCATCACGATGATGCCGCTGAACACCGGTGTGAAGCCACCGCCGATCAGGCTTGAGAGATCGCTTCCCTGTTGTTGCTGCTGACCGGCGATGGCCGGCACTCCGGCGCTGAATGTGCTCGAGCTGCCCGCATAGACCGTGATCGTGTTTTTCTGCTGCAGCTGCTGGATGGCCATCCCCAGTGTGGCCAGTTGATTCATGAGGTCCTTTGGCAGGCCCCAGATCGCGATCTCGGCCATGCTTGTGGCCGCACCGCTCTTATCCACTCGAACCGATGCGCGGAAGCCCGACAGAAGCACGGTGTTGCTGCCGGTCGTCGTGTCAAACGTCGCCGGTTGATTGCTCTGCGAGTTGGATGCCAGCGAAATTGAAAAGTTCAGCAGCCGCTGGACAAAGCTCTCTTGTGGCTCGAAGGCGCCATTTTCGGTCGGCGTTTGAGGGGACTTGTTGACAAATACGGTGACCATCACCCGTTCCCGGCCGGGAGGTCACCCTCCTCCAAGTAAATAAGTTGGTAGCGCGATCCCAGTCCGGTGTAGATCGGATCGCTGGTGCCCTCGGTATCCAGCCACACAAAATCCCCAGAGAATCCAAGATACAGGCTGCGCACGATGCGATTTAAATTTTCGCAGATCACGCCGGCAATAATCTGGGTGCCGTTGACGAGCACGTCCATGAAGAGCCCGAAAGCCGTTTGGGTAATGTTGAGCGTGCAGTTTTGGCCGCCAACTTGTACCTGCAGCGTCTGGTTTGGGAGCGGCTGTGTTGATACGAGCATCATCGTCGTCGCCTTATTGGACGGTGAGATTCTGTGAAAACGGAACTGCCGGCACTGAGCCGATCGACTGCTGTCCGGCGCTGCCTGGCTCCTGCGTATTCTGATATTGGGCGGTGGCCGTCTCCCGCACCTCGGTCAGCCAGAGATCGACAACGATCAGGCCGACGCCCTTGTCGGCACTTCGATCAAAGTCACGATGCGAGAAACAGTACCCGGTAAATACCTGCTCCGGCGTCACCACGTCGAACAGGTCGATGGAGTTGATCACGGACTGGATCGACTGCAGGAAGTTCTGGCGGTTGCTTTCGGTGCCGCCGGCGGAGAACCGGCATCTGATCTCGGCAGGCATCTGGACCTTGTCGTAGGTCTGAAACTGGCCTTGCTCGACCGGGTAGGTGGCAATTGTAAAATCCTGCTTAAAGGAAAAATCAACCTGGCTGTCGGCTTCGATGACCGGCACGCCGTCCAGGTAGATGCCCCACACCGGCGTTGCGAAGCCAAAGAGCGTATCGACGACGTCGCTGAACAGAAGCGTAAGCGCGTTCGTGGCGAACGAGGCAAGCGCCGGCACACCTGGAGCGTTCGGAACGGCCACGGTCTCACCCTGACAGGCTTGTGTTGTACGGCATCGCCGCGATCAAGTTTTTACGCAGACCAGAGGCTGCGTCGCGATAGATTCCATCCGCGTCTTTCGACTGCGTCTGCACCACTACCGTGCCGATCTTGACGTCCACAGAGGACTGCTTGTTGGACGTGCTGTTGCTGATCGATGAGCCGCGCGCGGCCGAACCGGCGCCGGGCGGAAACGCTCCCCATCTTTGATCAAAGGATTCTCCCGGCGGCCGCGGACCGCCTCCGTGGAGCACGTCGGCCCAGGTTCGATATCGTTTCTCGGATTGCGACTGGATGCCTCCGGGCAGGCTGGGCCACTCGCCGCGAAGCATCATTGTTGCGTTGACAAAGTCGCCAGAGTTGATTGCCGCCGCCGCCTGTGGGTAGAACTTCTTGATGTACTGCATCGTCGCGTCGGCCTGCTGGGACCAGTTGCCGATGCGCGGATCCGGCAGGCCTGCCGCGGTTGCTTTTTTTGCCGTGCCGTTGAGAAACTGAAAGTAACCCTGTGCGCTGCTGGTGCGGTTACCGATGTTGCGCTGATCCGTCTCGAGGAATGACAGGCCCGAGAGGAAGTTTTCCCAATTGCTACCGAGTTGACCGCCAGCTCCCGGTGCGCCAGCGCCACCAGGTCCTCGACCCCGCATCATATCAAAGATCTCACTCCAATTATGAGCTCCGAAGACGGTTCCTCCGCCCTCACCAAGAATAGCTTTTTTCCAGTCGCCCTTTTTGACTGCGTCTGCGATCTCGTCGGCGCCTTTGAATGTGCCTGTGAAGGCATCGAGAACCTTGGCAAGCTGGGTGGCCATCCAGATCAGCGCCGGGAAAGTGCGGCGCGCCAGCTGCTCGAAGGCCACATCCATTCCGACTGTTTTTGCCTGCAGGTCGGCGGCCTCCTCGACCGTGAGACGAGTAGCGTATCCGAGTTCTTCTATTCTCTTCTTCAGTGCGTCCATGCCCTTCGAACCAAGCTGCAGAAGGTTCATGAACGATTCCGTCATCCCCGGGATCTGCTCAGCCCACCATCGCCCCAGACCTGGTTGCAGCTTGTTCTGTTCGACCATGAAGTCGGAGATTTTGTCCCATGCCGCATCAGGATTTTTCATAAAATCATTGGGCGATATTCCGGCGCGGGTCATCAGCGCCATCATCGTCGGCGGCAACGTGCCTGTGGTCATTGCGTAGTTGTTGAGCGTATCGGTGACACCGGCAAACACCCTTTGGGCGTCCCCCGAACTGCCCCCAACCATCCGGACCATGCCCTCCCATTTTGAAAGGCGCTCGGTGCTCTGACCAAGGCTGTGCGCAAGCCGGCCGGTGCTCGCATCCATGGCCACTACGTTGTTGATGAAGCCGGCAACTTCGGCGCCGGCGAACGCCGCGACCAATCCGAGCGCGCCTTTTTTTGCGACCGAGAACAGATCGGCAGCTTTTCCGGCGTGCTCCTCCAGGGTCTTGCCCATGGACGTTGCCGCCTCCTTTGTCTTCTGAAAGGAGACCATGGCGTCCCGCTCGCCCTGTTCAAATTGGCGCCCGTCGAGCCCTAGTTCGACAACAAAAGAATCTAAGACCGTCGGCATCAGGCCACCTCGCCGGCGGTAATGCGCCCATGCCAATGCCCGCTGGCGCTCGCGTCGAGAGATGGGTTGATCGTCATCGTCGCGAAGTCGTCAGATGTGCGCGTCCACTTGCAGTCTTTGGCGCATGGGACAACATCGCAGGCCTCGGCGGACCCAAGTTCACGCTCGAACAACTTGTACTGGCTCGGATCCTCACCGCCGTTGAGGACCGGCATCGGTTCAAACATGCACGAGAGCCAGGTCGTGCGGCAGTGCGGGCACCGCAGCATCATACCGACTTTGCGACCGTCCATCTGCAGCCACCGCGGTTCAAGTTCGATCAGTTTCACTTGTTTTGCTTCTCACGATACTTTGCCATGGCCCGATCGTTGTGCGCGTCGATCATCAAAACCTCGATGAGGTCCCACATGTCTTCGAGCCCCATTCGCTTCAGGTCGGCTGTGGTGACTTTTCCGCTGGAGAGGCAGTATCCGATGAGAGGTCGGACGTTGGGGTACTCTTTGAGGCCGGGTGCTTCTTGATCGCCGAGATCCACGCGGACAATGCGTCCAGAATGGAAAAACCCACATGGAGGCTCAGGACCTCCTGCCTGAGCCAAGTTAGTGTCTTCGGTTCATAGATGTCGTTTGGTAGCAGCGGATGCGTCACCGGGCGCCCGGTGTTGCGGTCTGGGTCAGGGTTGCGGATGATCTTGACGCAGGTCATCAACTCCTCGAGCAGCGGCCACAGCTTCTCGATGTCGATATCGGCGCCGAGGAATGCATTGACGCCGCGCACCATCACGCCAACCGCGCCCAGCGGGTAGTCGGCCTCCGGGATCTCGGCCTTCGTGCCCTTGAGCACGAGCGCCATCGACCACGCCCATTTCTCGGCGCGCGGTGCTGACATCTCGGTGATCTCGAAAACTTGACCCTGGTCGCGCTCGCCCCAGGAAATGGGTACCTCGACGATCTTGCGCTTGAGTTCCCGCGCGGGCTGTTCTTGATCCATATCCCCTCCACCACCAAGGGGGCCACACTAACAGATCAAAAACCGCGAGTCCTCTAGGCGGGGGAGGGCGCGATCGTGTTCCAGGTGATCATGTAGCGGCGTGGCTGCAGCAGCTTCTTGGCCGCAGGCGCGGGCTTGTAGGACGTGAGGAATCCGTTCGTGAGCGTGAACTTCGTCTGAATGGATGGCAGCCGGATGATTCCATTCGACGACAGCGTCGCCAGCGTGGCCTGCATCTGGGTCCACCACTGATCGAAGAACGCATTGAGCAGGCTGTCCGCCTGCAGCGTCACCTCCATCGGCAGCGGCTTGAACACGAAGCCGGCCGAGAGCACGCCGTCGACGCCCATGAGCGTTTCCACGGACTCGATCGCTGGGATGTCGAACACGTCGTCGGCGGCGAAGCCCTGAAGCTGCTGCGGAGTCGGGAACAGGCTCGGGATCGAGACCATTATCACGCTGTTTGCGCTAGTGATATCTCCCATCACTGTCTCTCCATGGCGCGTTCGAACTGGACGTTCGGTGGCCACGCACAGCAACGCGGCATTTCATCCATTTCGATGATGTGGTTGTGCTTCTTCCAGTTAACAACATCAGGAAGGACTTGCAGATTCCGCGCGATGTGAAGACCGCACATCACTTTACTTTGAAGCGGGTAGATGTGGTCAACGTGGTGCTTGATCCCGGTCTCCCGGCTCAATCGCTGCGCTTCAGCATAAATCTTTCCGATCTCGCCCAAGTCAGCCCATGGCGGGCACGCTTGCATTCGCGCAGCCCTTCGTTTGGCCTGCTTGGCGCATTCCTTATCAGGATTGGCGATTTGCCACTCCCGATTTGTCTTGCGTTTTCGTTCGATGTTTTCCGCAAGCCATGCTTCGTTGGTCGCGCGCTTCCGATCTGGATTTCGCGCCGCCCAATCGGCCACTCTCGCATTACAAAGCTCTCGATGTTCAGCGCGATACTGCGCGCCTGATCGATGTCCGTTTTCTGTGCGCTTCCAAGCATCCGATGCAGCCCGAGCGCAGTCCTTGCAGCAATGCATTAATCCATCTTTGTTGCTCTGCACCGGATAGAATTGCGACGCTGGCAACGTTTGGGAGCAGCTACGGCACGCCTTTTCCGTCGGAATAATCTTTGGCCGCATAGCTTCTCTTGCGCGGTATCGAGCAGTGGCTTCTCTTAGTTGTACTTTGGCGCGCTCGGCCTGGCAGACACGACAGCGATAACGACCGAATTGCTCGCTCGGTTTTTCGGTCTGGCAGTCGGGGCACGATCTGAACATCCTGGCCACTATAACAGCGCTATCGACGCTAGGTTGATGCTTTGAACACTGCCTTCAGTTATATACCAAAATGTCGCCGGCGGCGTGGTTCGCGAGTTGCGCTGCACGGCAGTCGCGGGCTTGATCTGCAGGTAGTAGCCTTGGCTCTGCAGCGTGCCCGAGATGTTGGCGCCGGCCGCGCTGTTGACCTGCTGGGCCTGTGTCGCCGAGATCGGTCCTGGACCAAAGGCGCCGAAGTTCAGCCCCGCATTGATCGGATCAGTGAGCGCCGCCTCGATGAGGGCTTGGCCCGAAGTGTTGTACGGGATCGACTTCGCATTGTTCTGCAGGTTGTCGAGCGCATTCTGGAAATTGGCGTTGAGCCAGATTTGCTCGATGTAGGTATCGGCCCACGTGTACTCGCCGGTGACGCTGCCGCGCTGCAGCCACTGGAACGTCTGCGTCGCGTCGGCGACGGCGCCATAGTAGTTGTAGCCGTTGCCGAAGCTGTCTTCCTGCTGCGGATCTCCGCCGAGGTTGAGGGCAACGACCGAGTTGGTCACGCCCGGCACCAGGCCTGCTTGGCCCTTGTAGGCGAACGTGGTGTGGCCGTTGGTTTCCGAGAAGTCGATCGACGCCGCGAGCCCGCACACGAAGCTTGCCATGTTCAGGTCGGTGGGCTCGTAAACCAGGAACGTGCCGCTGTCGCCGTTGTTCTGGAGAATGAAGCCCAGGCTCGACTGCGCCGGCACCGAAAGTGTTGGCGACGGGTCTGTGTCCCAGCAAACGTACATGTAGCGATTTGGAAACGAATTTTTCCAGGCGGCGAACGCCTGCTTTTGGGTGTTGCCGCTACCGCCATCCGGGTCGAAGGCGGTCATGTAGGTGACCCAGTTTGTGGTGACCTGCACCAGCGCATTCATGAACGCGGCGGGCGTTGCGGCGGCAGCGCCCTGGCTCAGTACCGCGCCCAGTGGCTGGGTCAGAAGCAGGCTGGCGGCCAAGGCTCCGGTTGCGTACGCGATCGTGGATCCGGACCCTGTGGTCCCGGAGAAAATGAAGAACGATCCGCTCGTGGAATCATACTGGACGGCGGCGTTGGTCGCGGTCAGGCTCGAGCTGCTCATGTTCTGAGCGCCGTTCACCGAATAGGTTCCGGTGCCACCGGTGGCGCCGAGCAATGCTGTCACATAAGTGCCGGCGACCACGCCGGTGCCCGAGATCAGATTGCCGGCAGCGATGGTACCGCTGGCGATCGCGGTCACGGTCATTGTCCCGCCGGCGATCGTGGCTGTGAAGGACGCTGACTGGGTGCCTTTGATGCCTAGCGAATTCTGGATGGTTTGTGCAGCGCTCGAGAACGAGGTCGCGGCCGACAAATTGATGCTGGCCGACTGCGTCACGCCATCGATCACCACCGACAGCGTGCCCGAATATCCCTGCAGCGTAGCGAGCGGCACCGCAGAAATGTCGCCACCCCGCAACCACGCTGGGACCGCGTTCTGCGGGTACTGCGCAAACAGTAGTTGTCCGGGGAGCGAGTTGGAGTTGGTGAAGCCGGCAAAGTAACCGCCGCCGAGTCCGGTGCCACCGCCGGCGACGATGGCCTCGCGCGAGGTTGGCCCGAAGTAGTCCTCAACGGCCAGCGCGTTGGGGAAAGACAGGACGCTGCCGATGGGAACGCGATAGCTGGTGCTGAGCACCAATGCGGTGATGGCGAGCTCGGCTCCGCCTGCGGCGAGGACGCCAGGGGTTACCTTGTTAAAAACACTCGCTGGAATTGTCGACATTCAGGCTCCCCAATGCCGAACGGACGCCTTTTTGCGGGCGCCGACGAAATTGCATCATCGGGGTGACTGGTCATAGTGTGGCACTGACTTAGCCAGAGCCTCACTCCTGAATATAATATTGTTTGCCGCTCTCGGTCACATAGAAGACGTCGCCCTCTTCCGTGATGTAGCTGTTGCTCGGCGGCGGTGGTGGTGTTGGCGGAAAGACAACGTCGACGTCCGCGAGGTCGACCGTGATCAGGTCGGCATATTGCTGAGGCACCGAAATAATTTGATTGATCTGGACATGGACGTCCATCGTCCATCTCCACTCCATTTGCTGAGACTCGTTTAGGAA